TGGCTTTGCTCAGATGATATAAATACACTTGACACGTAGACAAAAAGCGCATATACTACTACAGTGTTTGCGCTTTTTTGTTTGTGTCACAGGCAACTAAGATCTAAACATTTAGATAGGCAACATAACATAGGCAACTTATCAAGGAGAAAAAACTATGGCATCATTAGCAGAAATCAGAGCAAGACTACAGGCAGCAGAGGGCAACAAAGGTGGGCAATCCACCGGTGGAGACAATTCAATTTATGCCCATTGGAACATGGAAGAAGGACAAAGTGCAACACTGCGATTCCTTCCCGATGCAAACACAAAAAACACATTTTTCTGGCAAGAACGAGCAATGATTCGTTTGCCTTTCGCTGGCATCAAAGGCGAAGGGGATTCCAAACAAGTGTACGTGCAAGTACCTTGTGTGGAAATGTGGGGCGAAGCATGTCCTATCTTGGCAGAAGTACGCACCTGGTTCAAGGACAAGAGCCTTGAAGAAATGGGTCGCAAATACTGGAAAAAGCGTAGCTACATTTTCCAAGGCTTTGTGCGTGAGAACCCACTGGCCGACGACAAGAGCCCAGAGAATCCAATTCGACGTTTCATCATCGGACCACAAATCTTTGCCACTATCAAGGGCGCATTGATGGATCCTGAACTGGAAGAAATGCCCACAGACACCCTGCGTGGCTTGGACTTCCGTATTACCAAGACATCCAAAGGTGGCTATGCTGACTACAGCACAAGCAAGTGGGCACGTAAGGAATCAGCATTGACTGAAGCCGAACAAGCCGCTATTGCCACACATGGTTTGTTTGACTTGAGCACATTCTTGCCCAAGAAGCCAGGCGATGTTGAACTCAAGGTCATCAAAGAGATGTTTGAGGCAAGTGTGGATGGACAACCATACAACACAGAGCGTTGGGGTCAATACTTCCGTCCTGCTGGTGTGCAAGCACCAGGTGGTGCTGGAGCCGCACATGCAGATGAGGATACACCTGCACCAGCAGCCAAAGCAGCATCAGTGGCAGCACCTGCACCAGCAGACAATGGTTTTGATGACGATGACACTCCTACAGCAGCCGCACCAGTGGCCAAGCCTGCAGCCAGTGGACAAAATGCTCAGGACATCCTGGCCATGATCCGTAGCCGTCAAGCCAAGTAATGCGAACAGCTCTGGACACAGAGCTGTTTCCAAACTTATGTGAAGTGGTGTCTCTACCACTTCACAGTCAATGGGTTTATCTAATTCAGAAAAACGGAAGCAGCAGTTTGCGGATTCAGCAGTCAAGAGATTCTCTTGCTGTGTTCACCAATGACGAAATAAGTGCTCTCGATTACGTAGATGTGTACGTCCGAGATCCTAGAGCCAGGTATGTCAGTGGCATCAACACTTACTTGCAACATCTTCAACGCGACCACCCTGAATTAGATTATTTGACTGCATTTTGGTTTGCACGTCGATATAAATTTTTAAACACACACTATTTGCCACAATTCTATTGGTTGGCAAATCTCAACAAGTATCTAAGAGAAGATACAAAAATACGTCTAAGAAATTTCAGTGATTTTGGTATGATCACTGACATTGATTTTGATGCTTATATAACTGCTCCTTCTGCAGAGTTTGAAACCATGCTGTTTGAAGAAGATGCCAACATTGAGCTTTGGTTGTTTTTAGATCAAATATTACTGGATCTAGCAGGCAAAGAAATGACTTGGGCACAAATTTTAAATCATTATCAACACAATCACCCTGACATTATAAAACATGTATTGCCCTAGACTAGATCATTTTGTTCGTTTTAATTTTAATGGCACAGTTAGCCGCTGTGGCCATATGACCAATGCTCCGCAGTTTGAATCACTGCAACAAATGGATGCTAGTGATTGGCTTGCTAATGTTCAGACCAGTATGAGTCAAGACTCATGGCCCAATGAATGTGTTCGTTGCAAAGAAATTGAGAACATTGGCAACAAAAGCATTAGACAACAATCGCTGGACACACATGCGCAACTGCTGGACGCCAAATCAGATTATCTTGTGTTGGGTGGTGTATTGGACAATGTGTGCAACAGCGCCTGCCAGACTTGCAACGAAACGTTGAGCACCAAGATTGGTAGCCTACACACAAAAGACTACACCAAAATCAACAACAGTGCATTGATTGATACACTGCCAGTGGAACGTATTGTGCAAATGGACATCAATGGCGGGGAACCCAGTGCCAGTCCTAACTATCTAAAATTGTTGGAAAACTTGCCAGCCAATGTGAAATATCTGCGAGTCAACACCAATGGTAGTAGATTGATCACTGGATTGCCTGCATTGATCGACCGTGGCGTCAAAGTCACAGTGACTGTGAGCTTGGATGGCATTGGTCGTCGACATGACTATGTGCGTTGGCCTATCAAATGGTTGGATGTTGAACAAAATATTCATGCATATCAAGACATGGGACTGCATGAATTAAACACCTGGACCACAGTGAGTGCATTGAACATTGGCGACTTGAAGAATATTTTTTCTTATGTACAACAGCACAATTTAAAAAATTCCTGGGCACTGTTAGAAAGTCCTTCGGTGTTGAGTGTAAAGCACAGCAATCATTTGACTCGTACAGCAGACGTTCCAGATGAACTGAAATCCATTGTGGCTTCAGGCGAGGACAACACAGTTGAGTTGCAGTTGTGGACCACAGCACAAGACCAGCTTCGTGGCATTAAACTCTGGGATTACTTTCAATGAAGATAGCCATAACTGGACACTCAGCAGGCATTGGACAGGCACTGGCTCAAGTGTACCAGACGCAAGGACATGATGTGGTTGGTCTCAGCAAACGTGATGGGCACAACATTAGAAATATACCCAAGATTATTTCACACATTGAACCTTGCGATATGTTTATAAACAATGCACAAGCTGGGTTTGCTCAAACAGAATTGTTGTTTGAAGTGTATAAACTTTGGAAAGGCAAGGTTGGTAAACGCATCATAAACATCAGCACAATGATGACAACGCAACCAGTGAGTACCTTGCCTGGCATAGACATGATTGCATACAGAAATCAAAAGATTGCCTTGGAAGAAGCACATCGTCAACTGCAACATTTGCAAGACTGGCCCAAACTTTGTTTGGTAAGACCAGGCGCAGTTGCCACACAATCCGGACAAGTCAGTCCACGACCTTATGCAGATGTTGATGCATGGGCGGCTACCTTGGTCAGAATACTGGACACAGGCATTGACTTAGAAGTAAGTGAATTATCACTGGGTGTGAATTATCCATGAACAGCCGAGAGTATTTGACCAATCGTGCATTTTGTCCTGTGCCATGGACTGGACTGATGTACAACTTTGATGGTACAATCAAAAACTGTATAAGAAGTTCTGCACCCATTGGCAATATCAATGACAACACCATAGAACAAATACTCAGCAATGATCTCATGATCAAGGCAGACATGCGGACCGAACAAAAGTTTGACCGATGCAATCCTTGCTATGAACTTGAACAAGAACAAAACAAGTTTGATATCATAAGTGATCGTGTGTTCTATCTCAAAGAACTGCGTGAGGTTGATAATACATTGTATGACACAACAAATCATGCTTTGCACACTGTGGACATACGCTGGAGTAATTTGTGTAATTTTGCCTGCGTGTACTGCTCACCAGAATTCAGTAGCAAGTGGGCCAGTGAGCGCAGTGTTACAATGTTGACCCCAACAAATTCACAAGTGGACAAGTTCAAACAGTATGTTTTTAAACGTGCGCCACAATTGAAACATGTGTACTTGGCAGGTGGTGAACCACTGCTGATGAAAGAAAATTTGGAATTCTTACAGTTGCTGAAACAGGTCAATCCTAAAGTGAATTTAAGAATAAACACCAATCTCAGCAAAGTTGACACACGCATATTTGACTTGATCTGTGAGTTCAAAAACGTGCATTGGATCGTCAGCGCAGAAACTATAGAAGCCGAATATGAATACATACGGCATGGCGGATCATGGCAAGATTTTGTGGACAACTTACAGATTATCAGACAACTTGATCACAAGATATCATTCAACATGTTGCATTTTTTGTTGAACTATAAAAGTATTTTTGATTGTGTGGATTACTTGTCCGCTTTGGGATTTCACAACAACAGTTTCATAATTGGTGCGCTGACCGGTCCGGCATACCTAAATATTAGACATTTGTCAGACAATGTGTTAAACTCAGTAAAGAAGATTTTAGCAGATCGAATTGCTGAACAGCCAGGATATTTGTTGGAAAACGGATATCAAAACATGCTGAAGCATCTGGACCAGCCGTTTGAAAAAGACTTATCAGGGTCCTTTGAAAAAATAGCCGACATGGATCAACGGCGTAAATTAGACAGTAGAGCAATTTTTAAAGATTTATACAAGGAAGAAAATCATGGGAAAACCATTTGACGTAAGCAAGTTCCGCAAGGAAATCACAAAAAGCATTGACGGTTTGAGTATTGGATTCAACGATCCCACAGACTGGATCAGCACAGGCAACTATGCATTGAATTATTTGATCTCTGGCGACTTCAATCGTGGCATTCCCTTGGGCAAAGTCACAGTGTTTGCCGGCGACTCTGGTGCAGGCAAATCATACATCTGTTCAGGCAACATTATCAAGAACGCACAAGAACAAGGCATTTTTGTGGTGTTGATTGATTCTGAGAACGCACTGGACGAAGACTGGCTCAAGGCCTTGGGTGTGGACACCAGCGAAGGCAAACTGCTGAAACTGAGTATGGCCATGATTGACGATGTGGCAAAAACTATTTCGACATTCATGAGCGACTATAAGGCCTTGCCCGAAGGCGAACGTCCTAAGGTCATGTTTGTTATTGACAGCCTGGGCATGTTGTTGACTCCCACAGACGTCAACCAATTTGATGCAGGCGAAATGAAGGGCGATCTTGGTCGTAAACCCAAAGCTCTCACCGCCTTGGTGCGTAACTGTGTGAACATGTTTGGTTCGTACAATGTAGGCTTGGTTTGTACCAATCACACATACGCATCACAGGATATGTTTGACCCCGATGATAAAATCTCCGGCGGTCAAGGTTTCATTTACGCCAGCTCAATTGTTGTGGCTATGAAGAAGATGAAGCTCAAAGAGGACGAGGACGGCAACAAAGTGTCAGACGTCAACGGTATTCGTGCAGGCTGTAAAGTTATGAAAACACGTTATGCCA